CATTCAACAAATTATTGATCGTGATTATCGTAATCTCTTTTATATGAGTAACGATTTACAGTACATAGATACTATGCATCAAATGACGAATAAGCATTATTCGGAAGAAAAGAAAATGGTTCCCGGCTTTACAATTTCTCAAAAAACAAGACCTCTGTTGATAGCTAAATTAGAATCATACATGAGAGAACAGTCAATTATAATTCGTTCATCTAGAATGATGGCAGAATTAGATACATTTGTGTGGAAAAACGGAAAAGCAGAAGCTTTGGGTGGATATAATGATGATCTAACTTTGGCGTTAGCAATTGGTCTGTGGGTAAGAGATACCGCTTTACGTTTAAGATTAGAAGGAATAGAATTAAATAAACAAATGTTAAATAATATTTCTGGCAAACATACAAAGGCTTTATTTACTTCCGATTCACAAAAACAAAAGGATGCCTGGGAAATTGATGTCGGTCACGAAAAGGAAGATATAAGATGGTTACTGGGTTAAGAATACTACTTATACTATAGAAAGACTTTTACAGACAATACGGATAATGGTATAGATATGGATAAGGAAACTTTAATTTCAATTATTCGCGAAGAGATTCATAATGTTCTTCAAGAAAGGTCAATGACCGATGCAGAAATAGAAGACAGAGAGCAAATCGTTTTGAATTTGAAAAAGAAAGCAAAAGATCTTAAGAAGAGATATGGAGACGATTGGAAAACTGTTATGTATAAGATAGCAACATCAACTGCAATGGGCACATCCAAAGATTCGGATACTTCAGATGCAAGAGGTTAAATAAAAATGTCACACATTAGATTAACGGGATTGATTGGCCTTCCCGCACTAGGCCAGCTTAATGACAGAGAGAGAGAAGCATATGCCTATCGTGGTTGTGAAGGCTTTTCTAAATCTGGACTGGACTGGACACCGGAACCAGATGTCGAGGATGGATCTGAACTCGCTACCGCCAGAGCAGAAGAAATTCAGGCAGAAGACATAGAAAGTACAGAACCTATTGTGGAAGGAATGTATGAAGGTGACGAGGGGGTTGACAACCGTCCCTTAAAGTCTTATATTATGTCTATACATAAACAGGCATCGGAACTCTATAATATATTAGATGATACCGAAGATCCCGAAGAGTGGGTTATAGAAAAAATCAAAAGCGCTACCGAATCGATGGCTGCAGTTCATGGTCATATTGCTTATGCAAAAGATAAAGTAGAATCGCTAGAAGGAACCCTTGGGGAGAAGCCACAAGAAAGAGGCTATTAAAGGCTCATGGCAGACACATCCGTATTTCAAAGATTAAAACGACTCTTTTCTACTCAAGCAGTAGTTAGAAACATTGGTGGTAAGAAATTAAAAGTATCTGATACCGCCCAGACCCAAGCATATGGGACTAAAAACATCATTGACCGCTATAGAAGGGTTTATAACGCTGGTCAATATGGGTATTCGGCTCAAAGTAATTATGACACTTCTTCGTCATTTCAGCAAGCTAGATTACAGCTATTTCGTGACTATGATTTAATGGATCACGACCCCATTGTCGCATCAGTTCTCGACATATATGCTGATGAATCCACAGTTAAGAATGAATTTGGCGAAATGCTTTCTATTAAATCAGATAATGATGAAATTCAAAATATTTTGAATAATCTTTTTTATGATATTTTAAATATAGAATTTAATCTCTGGCCTTGGGCTAGAAATATGTGTAAGTATGGAGATTTCTTTTTATATTTGATATTAGACCCCGACTCTGGAATTAGTAATGTAATCCCCCTTTCTGTTTATGAAACTGGAAGAATAGAGGGTGATGACGAAACTATGAATCCATTTAGTGTAAAATTTAAAGTTGATACTCAATATTCTTTCTTACCAAAGAAAGAATTTGATAATTACGAAGTTGCACATTTTAGACTTCTTTCTGATTCAAATTTCATGCCTTATGGTAAGTCTATGATTGAGGGTGGGAGAAGGATTCATAAACAACTTCGTTTGATGGAAGACGCGATGTTGATTCATCGAATTACCAGAGCTCCCGATAAGAGAGTTTTCAAGGTGGACGTTGGTAATATCCCTCCTGCGGAAATCGACAATTATATGGAACGGATTATTAACCAAGTTAAGAGACAACCTCTGGTCGATCAGAATACTGGTGAATATAATATGAAGTTTAATATGCAAAATATTTTAGAAGACTTTTATATGCCAGTCCGTGGAAAGGATTCAGGAACAGAGGTTAATAATCTTTCAGGTCTTACATTTAATGCTATTGAAGATGTTGATTATTTATTAAAAAAACTTATGGCTGCTTTTAAGGTTCCCAAGTCTTTCATTGGATATGAGGAAGATATAAGTGGAAAGGCCACATTAGCTGCTCAGGATGTTCGTTTTGCTAGAACTATTGAAAGAATTCAACGAATTATGGTTAGTGAGTTAAATAAGATAGCAATTATCCATCTATATATTCTTGGATTTAAAGATGAAGAGTTGGTTAACTTTAGTTTGTCATTAACTAACCCATCTATGGTTTATGAATTGGAGAAGATTGGTCTTTGGAAAGAAAAGTCAAGTCTTGCAGACCAGTTGGTCGCGGGTAAATTTATGTCCCGTGAGTGGATTTACCATAACATCTTTGAACTTTCAGCTGAAGATGTTATTATTGAACAGGATAAAGTGCTTGATGATGCTAAATTTGAGGGTACGATTCAAAAAGTTACTCAAGATACTATTAATCCTCCAGAACCAGAAACGGGTGGTGAAGAACCGCCAATGGAAGAGAACGTTGAGGACACAGATTTATATGATGCTGAGCAAAGCTTGGACGATGTTCAAAAATTAACAACAAGTAAAAAGAAAATGGGCCGTCCGCCAGAAGGACATAAATACGGATCGGATAAAGATAAGCTTGGTCGTGATCCGTTAGGGTATAAGGAAATTTTAGCGGCTATGGACGTTTTACCAAAAAACAAGAAAAGTGGACAGTCTTTTGTACATCCGGGGTTAAAGGAATCCTTAAAAGGGTTAGATGCCATCATGGATGTTCCCGATTCCAATGTTCCAGATTCTAAAATTTTAAAAGATTAATAGTTTTTAAAAATATAGACGATATTTAACATATAGACTTACTATAGGAAATTTATGAGTATAAAGCATAGTAAATACAAAAATACTGGAATTCTTTTTGAATTACTGACACGACAGATTACATCTGATATTCTGTCGGGTAGAAAGGAACCGAAAGCTATTCCTATACTTGAAAAGTATTTTAATAGAAATAAAGAACTAGGAAAGGAACTAGTTCTGTATTTATCTTTCTTTAATGGTAAAAAGTTAAGCGAAACTAAGTCGTTAGATTATATAAACATTTTGGTTGATCAGAGAAAGAAATTAGATAATCGTAAATTAAAAGAACAAAAGTATGATTTAGTTAAAGAGATTAAAGAAAACTATGATTTAAGGAACTTTCTTTTTAATAGAGTTCCTTCTTATAAAATCTATGCTTCAATTTATAAGAGTTTTGAATGTGCTGTTCAAGGATATACATATGAAAATGTCCGTGAACTCAGTTCAGCTAAATATACATTAGTTGAATACCTTTGTGGTGAGACTGAAAATAAGAATATTGTAATTGAAAGTGACGTTGTAAATACATTAAGAGAACAAGAAGAGGATTTGAGATTGTTGACTTATAGATTAATTCTTGAAAAGTTCAATAAGAAATATAAGAAGTTAAATGAAGATCAAAAGAATCTCTTGAGAGAGTTTTTAAATAAGGGAACTGATACAAGTCATATTTTACAGTTAGCTAAAAGCGAAGCTAAAAAACTTTCCGAGTCCATTAATACAAAAATCAAACATGTTCAGAATGATGTTCAAAAAATTAAATTAGCAGAGATTAGAAATCAATTAAATAATTTTGAATCGCTTAAATATGTTAAAAACAATCATCTAACTGCATTGATGATTGGTTATGAGTTGGACAGCCAATTAAACAATTTCCAACCCCATGAATGAAGAATATCTTAGAAACTTTATTAGAGAAGTAATTCGAAAAGAGTTGGATGAAATAACTACAAGCGGAAATGCTGGTGGTTATTTGACTTCTCGTGCGTTTACGGGAAAATCTTTAATACATAGAAAAAAAATAAAAGCTGTAGCCGAAAAGCTTGGATGGAAATTAACTAAGCGTGGTAAGGAAGCTCTTAATCGAAAAGTTGATGAAATTATCAATGAAGGGACTTCCAAATATTATTTGTTTAGAAACGATCAAGAAAAAACTGCTAGACAAAAAATTGGGCTGTCGATTCGTGAAACAAAAAAGGCATTAGGACGAGTTGATGCTCAATTAAAAATCTTATCAAGATATAAAAATGAATTTGGTTATTCATCAGATAATTATTGGAAGAGATCATTAAAAGATATTTATAAAATTGAAGAGAGATTAGTAAAAATTTCTCACAAACTGAGAGAGCTAAAAATATGAGTGACCGCACGCTTTTAATAGAACAGAATCTTTTATATTATGACAATGAACTTATCAACGAAGCTCGCGATATGAGTAAGCCTCTTGTGTTACGACATGTCACTTTACAACAGGCTAATTCAAAAAATCAAAATGGTAGAATTTATCCAAGAAAGGTTTTAACAAAAGAAGTAGTTCGGTATAGTAAAGAATTTGTTGAACAGAATCGTGCTTTGGGTGAATTAGACCACCCCGAAAGTCCAATAGTTAATTTAAGAAATGTTTGTGCTAATATTACTAAAATTGGTATGAATGGAGATGCCGTGGTGGGAGATATGCA